GACAGGATAGAAGTTGAGGGGTCCCGTGGAACTTGAGTGTAACTATGATAATTAACCCCCCTACACCCCTTTTTCAGGGGGTAGGAAAATAATTAGATCTATATAGTTGGATTTAGACAAAGACGTGCTATAAAATACAAACGAGAATAAAACAGAGCTAAAAAATTCTGCAAAAAAAATTATGGAAAAAATAATACCTTTAGAAGAGATATATCCAAATATTGTAAAAAATATATATTTACTACATTACTCAAATGGTTATCATTATTTTAATCAATGTAGTGATGGGAAAAAAATAAAAAATATATATAGAGAACCTATATGGCCTTGGGTTGAAACTCTTCCCAACAAAACAAATATACTTCTTAAATCAAGATTTCCTAGACCTACAAAAAGAGATCCTTATCCTAAATTAAATTTAAGAGTAGAAGGGCCTTTAGTAAAACATACAACTATTACCGCTTTTCCTATAAAAACTTTTTACATGCATATACTTGTTTGTAGAGCTTTTTGTAAAAATTTACATAATCTTCCTGTTGTTGATCATATCAATGGAAACAGTTCTGACTACCGCATAGAAAATTTAAGATGGGTTACAATTTCTGAAAATAACACAGGAAAAAGACCTCCTATTGGAGTTGACAAAATGTATGATATACAAAGATATAAAAATTTAGTATGAATGAAGAGAAGTTAAATAGATTACCCCCGGACGTTAAGAAACAATTCTTAAAGTACGCAATAAAACTATCTGAAAAAAAACAAAAGACCAAAGTCCACGATGACTTCTTAACTTTTGTAAAACATGTTTGGCCTGAATTTATTGAAGGTAGACACCATAAAGAAATTGCGTCAAAATTTAATGACATTGCAAATGGTAAAATAAAAAGACTTATTATCAACATGCCACCTAGGCATACTAAATCAGAGTTTGCATCTTTTCTATTACCTGCCTGGATGGTGGGACGAAGACCTAATTTAAAAATTATACAATCCACGCACACCACTGAACTTGCAATAAGATTTGGTCGTAAGGCAAAGACTCTTATGGACTCTCCAGAATATAAACAAGTATTCGAGACAAGACTCCGAGAGGACAGTCAAGCCGCGGGCAAATGGGAGACGGCACAAGGTGGAGAATATTATGCAGCGGGTGTCGGATCAGCGATCACGGGTCGTGGAGCGGACTTATTGATTATTGATGATCCTCACTCGGAGCAAGATGCGTTGAACATGTCATCCATGGAACGTGCTTATGAATGGTATACATCCGGACCACGTCAAAGACTTCAACCAGGTGGAACTATTGTAGTCGTTATGACTAGATGGAATATGAAAGATCTAACAGGGATGTTATTAAAACATCAAAAAGAATTAAAATCAGATAAATGGGAACTTATAGAATTTCCTGCAATCCTTCCATCAGGTAAATCAGTTTGGCCAGAGTATTGGAAGTTAGAAGAATTAGAAGGAGTTAAGGCCAGTTTAAGTGTTGGTAAGTGGAACGCGCAATGGATGCAAAACCCAACTTCTGAAGAAGGCTCTTTAATCAAAAGGGAATGGTGGCGGAAATGGGACCGGGATTATATTCCAAAACTACAACATGTCATACAATCTTATGATACTGCTTTTCTTAAAAAAGAATCTGCCGATTACTCTGCAATCACTACTTGGGGTGTATTTCAAGAAAATCCTGACTCTGCTCCTAATTTAATTTTATTGGACGCCGTCAAGGAACGACTCGAATTTCCAGAACTTCGTAAAAAAGCCAAGGAACAATATGACTATTGGAAACCTGAAACAGTTATCATCGAGGCTAAAGCAAGTGGATTACCCTTAACTTATGAGTTGCGTAAGATGGGGATACCTGTTATAAACTTCACTCCTAGTAAAGGTAATGATAAACATGCTAGGGTAAACGCCTGTTCACCTCTATTTGAGTCTGGACAAATTTGGGCGCCAGATGAAAAATTCGCTGATGAGGTGATTGAAGAATGTGCATCATTTCCTTATGGAGATCATGATGATTTGGTGGATAGCACAACACAAGCGGTAATGCGATTTCGTCAAGGTGGTTTTATTGGTCACCCTGAAGATGAAAAGGACGAAGTTTCAATACCACATAACAGGACTTACTATTAATGGACGAAGAAGTTTACACTACAGAAGAAATTTTTGAAAGAGATACTCCATTAACGGAAAATCTTTTTGATAATTCAGATGGCTTTACCTTAAGCCCTCTTACAATGCTTCGAAGATATATGGCAAAAAAAGAATTACAAAAACAAAATGAAGAAATGGAAGATGAAATGGAAATGGATTCTGAACCTATGAGTTACATGAATGGTGGTGGAATTGGTTCTATGATGCAACCTAGACAAAATTATGCAATCGGTGGTGATATACAAAATATTATAAATGCAGCATATCCAGAAGGTAATCTTCAAAGTATAATAAATAGTTCTCTTAATCAAAAAGATTATAATATTAATGCTACAAAAGATTTAGTTGAAAATTTACCAGGTGGTGTTTTAAGAGATATGTTAGCACCTGCAGCAGCAGCAACTTTAAGTCTTCCTTATGATGGAATACAAGCCTACCAAAGAATGAAACCTGGATCAGGTTTATCAGGTTATAAAGATGCTTTTATGGCAGAAAATCCTTTTTCAAGTTTAAAAGAAAGAACAATAGGAGCAGCAGGTCCATTAGCTGAAAGATTGTCTGGAATGAATTTTGGTATGTCTGAAGCCGCAGCATCTGAAATTGATGTAAATGATTTAACAAATAGAAATAATGGAAACTTTTTAATATCAGCAGCAAACGCTTTACCTAATCAAACAGGAACAATTAATTCAGCTACAAATATTATGTCTCCAGGTGTTAGAACTATGGAAGGATCGTTAATTGATGGTGATGATCCAAGTTCTAGATATGCAGTCCAAAAAGATTTTCCAACAAATGGAATAGCTGCAGCTTTAGGAAGTTCTCGTTCTAATCAACTTGAAGGCTACCAAGATATGATTATGAACCCAGAAGGTTTTCCAAACGCATTACAAAATCTTGAAAGATTTCAAGATAACAGATTTTCAGATTTAGATTTTCAACCTGGTTATGATTTTATAGATGCACCTAATAAAACAAATACACTTTTAGATCTATATCAAAACAGAGGATATAATAATAATCCTTACACAGGTTTTATTGATAAAAATATTATGTCAAGAGGAAACCCTAATGAAAGTTTAGTTAACAAAACTAAAGAAGAAATAATGGGTGTTGGTAAGTTTGGAAAAAATCTTGCTCTAGGTGCTTTTGGAAAGATGGCTAGCCTGCCTATGGGTATTGCAAGTATATTAGGTAATGCATTTACTAGAAATCCAAAATCTCCAAGTTATCAAACTTATAGTCCTAATATTAATTACAGTAATTTAAACACTAATAATTTAAATGATTTTTACGATAGTAATGAAGAAAGTGATACTTTTGGAACTACTAGATTTGATAGAGCTAAACCCGGTTCTTTCGCATCTTTTAGAACTTTATCAGATTACTTTAACAGAAATAAAAAGAAAGCTGAAACTATTGGACAGGATAAAGTTAAAGCAGATAAAATGGCAGCAGATTTAGTTACTAAACAAAAAGCAGATGCTGCACGACAGGCATATATGGCAAGAGCTCAAAGAACTGCTGATAGCCGAGATTCTAGTCAAGGTAATACTGTTACAGGTTTTGGTAAATCTGGATTAGGTAGAGACCCTAATGACAGAGCATAATGAAAACAATAGAATTTAACCCAACCATTGGTAGACTAGTTATATTACCTTATCCTAATGCAAAATTTTCACCCGACGATCCGATAGCAACTCAAGCCGATATATTACAGTTTGCCGCGGACACTGAATATGAAACTACCTACAATCCTAAAATGCTTAATGAATTAATCGACAGTTTGACAGTTAAGGAAACACCTGATAGTACTGTGGTTGAAGAAGGTGTTGAAACAATTACAGAGAGAGGATAGAATACCCCATGGCTACAATAGATAAAGCATTACCCAATACAATGACGGAAATTGAAATTCCTGGTGAAGAAGAAATTATTGATGCTCAAGAATCTGTTACTGAAACAAGTGAAGATGGTAAAACAGAAATTGAAATGGAAGAAGATGGTGGAGCAATTATTAACTTTGATCCATCAGCAGTTAATCCAGAAGGTGGCGAAGATCACTTTGAAAATTTAGCAGACTTTTTAGAAGACAACGTTTTAGATCCATTAGCATCCGAGTTAATGGAAAAATATACTAATTATAAACAATCAAGACAAGAATGGGCAGACAGTTATAGAGAAGGTTTAAATCTTTTAGGATTTAAATATGTAACTAAAACAGAACCCTTTAGAGGAGCAAGTTCAGTTACTCACCCAGTTTTAGCAGAAGCCGTTACACAATTTCAAGCACAAGCTTATAAAGAACTGTTGCCCGCGGATGGTCCAGTTAGAACCCAAATTATGGGTGATGCAAGTGTTGCTAAAGAAGAACAATCAAAACGTGTTAAAGATTTTATGAATTATCAAATCATGGATCAGATGAAAGAGTATGAACCTGAATTTGATCAAATGTTATTCTATTTACCTTTATCAGGATCTACTTTTAAAAAAGTTTATTATGATGATTTATTAGGTAGAGCAGTATCTAAATTTATTCCTGCTGAAGATTTAGTAGTACCTTATTCTGCTACTTCATTAGAAGATGCTGAAGCTGTAATTCATGTTATTCGTATGTCACCTAATGATTTACGAAAACAACAAATTAATGGTTTCTATAAAGACATTGATTTAGGAGAACCTCCTGTACAAGAAGATAAATTAAAACAAAAAGAATTAGAATTAGAAGGCATTCAACAAAACGGCCAAGAAGACATGTATACAATTTTAGAAATGCATGTTGATGTAGATTTGGAAGGACACGAAGATGTAGATCCTGAAGATGGTGAGCCCACTGGAATTAAGTTACCTTATATAATTACAATTGATGAAGCAAACTCAAAAGTTTTATCTATAAGAAGAAACTACGGCGAACAAGATCCTTTGAAAAAGAAAAAAGATTATTTTGTACACTTTAAATTTTTACCTGGTTTAGGTTTTTATGGTTTAGGATTAATTCACATGATTGGTGGTTTGTCAAGAACTGCAACAGTTGCTTTAAGACAATTATTAGATGCCGGGACTTTAGCTAACTTACCTGCTGGTTTTAAAACTAGAGGTGTTAGAATGAGAGACGATGCACAACCTTTACAACCTGGAGAATTTAGAGATGTAGATGTTCCTGGTGGAAATATTAAAGATCAATTCATGCAGTTACCTTTTAAAGGACCTGATCAAACTTTACTTCAATTAATGGGAGTAGTAGTTGCCGGAGCACAACGATTCGCGAGCATCGCAGATTCACAAGTAGGTGATATGAATCAAGCCGCGGCCGTTGGTACAACGGTTGCGTTATTGGAGCGTGGATCGCGGGTTATGTCAGCGATACACAAAAGATTATATGTAGGTTTAAAAAATGAATTTAGATTATTAGCGGGAGTATTTAAAAGTTACTTACCTGCAGAATATCCTTACGATGTACCCGGTGCATCAAGAAATGTTAAAGTAGCAGACTTTGATGATAATGTAGATATCTTACCTGTTGCTGATCCTAATATTTTTTCTCAAACACAAAGAATTTCGATGGCACAAACTCAATTACAATTAGCGCAATCTAATCCTAAACTACATAATTTATATCAAGCTTATAGAT